GTTGATACCGCATCAGAGACCGATGGGACGGCGCGGGTTGCGCATTTCCGCAAGAGCCTTGAACGCCTCGTCACGCGCTGCACGCTGCGGATTCTTCCAATACGCTTGGAGAGTATCGCGCGCTTTGCCGTCCAGCACATTCATGTTGAAGGAGGAAGCCGTGGGGGCCGCCGCTTCCTTCATCCAGCGGTGGTAATCCGCCGCCGTTTCGTGGTTGGTAATGCCCTTTTCAAGCATAACCTTCTCCACTTCTTGGATTTCATCCTCGCTGCGAATCTTGCCCTGCTTCATCAGGGACTGACGCCGCTTTTCAAGCTCAGCAAGGGCGTCTTTCTCTTGAAGTTTGGCTTCCAGCATCTGAATGCGAGCCTCAGAAGCCGAGGTGGAACGCGCCACCGACTCTTCGATCTCCAACTCAGGGATATTAAGGCCAGGCTGGGCCTTCTTGGTCAAACGCAGGAAATCCTTGCGAGTGTCCGGGTTTTCAGCAAGCGTACGCGCCAAGCGAGCAAGCTCATCGCGCGTTTCAAAGCTCAAATCTTCAAGAGAAGCCATATTAGATTACCTTCTTACCGTCGCCGGGCGGTTTGATGCCCATGCGGTTCTTAGAACCCGTAGCAGTCGCGTTTTTCAGGCCACCAAACTCCGCATAACGCGGCGTGTTGATGACTTGACCGTTCTGCTGGGTGTTATCAGTCGGGCGACGGGGATTAGAGGCCCCGCGTGGCTTAAAAAGGTCCATTTCAAACTCCTATCGGGGCATTCCCGGAAGCGGACCACCCGCACCCGGCATTGGGGGACCACCGGGACGGGGACCGCCCGGCATAGGCATACCGCCCGGAGGGGGACCACCAGGCATACCACCCGGCATCGGCGGCGGCGGCGCACCCGGAGGCCCGCCCGCACCAGCCATGCCAGGAATAGCCGGCATACCGGCCATAGCTTTCATTTCAGGCGTTGCACCGCCAGCTTGCGGCAGGTTCTGCAACAACTGAAGAATCTCAGCGTTCTGAAGCTCGCCAACTTTCTGGCGGCGCGGCCCCATCGCTCCTGTCAACGAACGCAAAGCCGATACCAGCTTCTGCCCTTCGCCAGTCTCACTACCAATTGCCGGCAGAGACTGCTCAATCAAGTCCATCGCCATGCCCACGTTAATCAACGCGGCTTCGCGCGAACCCATCTTAGGTTCCGGGGTACTCATAGGCGACGCCATCGGCGGGACAGCAGAAGCCCCTTCGCCCGGCTGGGGCGCAGTCAGTTCCGGTGCTTCTTTCGGGCGCTGGTTTTGCAGCAGCCGCATAACGCTTTCGGACACTTGATGCTCCAATTAACAATTGCGGGCGTAACACTCACATTACGCAAAAGTCAAGCGGGACTATTTTTATCTTCCGGTCCCGCGCGGAAGTCGCGGATTAACGGCTGCTCAAGGCAGCGCGTTAGTTACCGGCGAGCCTTACGACCCTTGCGACGCATGGGAAACCTCCTTTCATTGCTAGAGTTAAACACACCGCATTAACGGCCCTTACGGGTACCGCGCTTGACGGACTTGTACATGGTATCACCTCCTTTCCGAACGCGCATTAGCGCGTGGCGCTGCCCTATTACCTAGGGTGCGTATGGAGGATACCCTGTATTCCATGGTGGGCGAAGCATTACCGCGCGCTACGTCCTTAGCCTGCGCTCTGGGTTGGTCGGATTTGATCTTAAAATCCTGCGCCATTATCCACCCTGCTTGCCTTTAGGCTTACCCTCGGGAGGTGGGTTCGCCTTGTGTTCAGCGGCCTGCTTCTTCAACTTGTCTTTCAACAGTTGCTTCATAGGCGGATCAAGCAGATCAATCAAGCTTTCTTTGTCAATCGCCTGCGCCTTGAACAAGTTGAACGCTAGCTGCCGCATATCCTCCATAAAAATCGGGCTGTTGGAGTGCGCGTCAACCTTGACCATAAAGTCTTTGGTAAACTGCTCGGCAATAAATTTATGGCCGTGGACATCAGGAAAATGCGTGCGGTCATACTGTTGCATGAGTTTAAGATACAACGTTGCCATTTTCTCAAGCGCGTCTTCAATGACCAGCGCCCGCTTTTTGATGCGCGAGGAACCTAGCCGCGCCAACTGAGACGCATGCCCTTGTGACCTCACCCCAGACTCGCCGCGGCCTGACAGCACTGAGGATATGCCCGATGCCTCGCTAAACATGGCGTCAATCGCGTCAATCTCGCGGAACAAGTCAGCCGGCATTTCAGGGGCCAGCCGCTCAACCTTGCCCTGCGCCATGTCATTAGACAGCAAGCCGCCAGCGCGGTTTAACGCAAAGTTCTTCTCATCCAAAATGCCCGTGAAACCCATCAACGCCGTGGGCGGGTTCACCTGCTTGCTCAGCAAGTCCAGAATCTCAGTCATGCGTCTGTTGCGCATCTGCTGAAGGAAAATCAGCTTCTGCACCTCGGATTGCCCCCAGTAGTAGTCATACTGCGGGTTGGGCGTAATCTGGATAAACGGCAGTTCGCCCTTCATAAAAAGCTGCTCGCCGGGGCGGTCATAGATAATCACATCAGGCTCGGCAATCGTCACCACCTGATAGTCGTCAATCTCATCGTTCCAGAGATACAACTCCCGCATTTCAACCGTATCCTCAGCCACCTGAGCCTTCATGCGGTTGTAGCCGTACAAGTCCAAGTTGACCGTACCATAGATGGTCGGGTTGGTCTGGCTCATCACAATGCGGTCAAGCCCCTCCGGCACATGGCTCACCTGATGCTGCGCCGCGCTAATACGATCCATAATCGACTTGCGCTTAGGATGCCCGTACAGCCGCCGCGCTAGGTCAGACTTGGTAATGTAGTAGGTCTGGACCATCGCCTCTTGGCGGTCAGTGTAGGGCGTATCTTCACGCAGCACGCCCACGCTGCCAGGCTCCACCATGTACGGGTGGATGGACCCATTGCGCACAACCAGCTTGATAAACGTGGAGGCGTAACAAAGCGCCCACGTCATCGCCATGGCAAACACTTGGTCGCCGTTGGAATCCTGCCACTTGTCGTTCAACGCCGCGGTAAGAACCGGAACCTTAGTGTGCTCGTTCTCTGGCACCGACGCGCCAAGGTTAATGCTAAAGCGCGTGGTGTCCGCGCTAAACAAGAACGCCGTCACCTGGTCAATGTGCGGGTAAATCTTGTTGTAGTGCGCTGGGCTTTCCTCCGGGCCGGCACCAAACAGATACCAAGAGCGCAAGCTGCTGTAATCCGCCTTACGCTCTTCCCGAGACACCAAACACTTCTGGATCAAATCAAGAAACAGTGTTTCGCGCTCAATAGGGTCTTTCGGAATTATCACGGCTTAATCCCTCTTGATGGCAAGATTCTCATGATCCCCTACATAACTTGCCGTCCTGGGTCCACGCAATTCGCCGGCATCCCTTGGATTGAAGCCCACGCTCTCACCACGCACAGACTTGATAGCGCCGCCCATAACCGACTGCATGCTGTGCCCCGCACCGCCGCCCCAAATCACGCCAGAGCCGCGGGGAGGCTCGGGGGCCTGCTCTACAGGCGGCGCGTTGTTGCGGGTCAGGTAGCCCTCTTGGTGTTCGCCCTCGCGCGTGCTCTTCAGGTTGGTCATGCCAAACTCCTGCGCCAGCCCCTTCAGGTTGGCATCGTTGCGCTTGGTCTTGTCAGACAAATACGCCGGGGCCTTCAGGAAAGCCACCTTGATGCCGTCCAAACAACCATGCGTGCAGACAGCTTCCCATGACTCAAAGAACCCGTGCTTGGGGCACTTGTAGTGGCGCTTAATCATTTCAACCGTTCCTTCAGCGTGGGCGTCATGTAGTTTGCCCGGTTTTTCATTCCCACATTCAGACGGATTTGCCCGTCCACAACTTGCAGCCCAACGCTTGGCCGCATGTCCAACTTAGGCTCCCGCCTATACCTGATGCCCTTGGTGCGGTTGGGGCGCTGATACACCTCGATCATGCCCGCTTCCCACTCATGCGCGAACTTGCTCAGCGCCGACTGCACCCAGTCTTGCATCGGGCGATTGCCGCGCCTTGCCACCTCTTCCAACGTTTTCTTTGAAACGCCGGTAAACTCCACCAGCAACTCCATGCCGATGCCGCGGTCCTTATCCGCCCAAAATCGGCGGAACCATTCTATCAACTCTTTCTTTGGCCGCAGCGCAAACATCACATACCGAGCCCAATGTTCTTGAGGTACTTGCTTACCACGGTACGCTCCCGGCCACGCTCTTCCGCATCCAACTCATCCAGCGCCCGGTTGCGCAGCTTGGTCAGGTTCATAGCTATCAACCGCGGCTGCAACTGCTCAGCATACGCCGCCGCCGCCAAGGCAGAAGCAATCACCCGGTCATCCTTACCGCGCCCAGCAGCCGCAATGGTGCCGTCCTGCCGCGTCACCGTCTTCATTTCATCCAAGGTATCCATGGACCGCACGATCAGCATCCCGCGTTCAAAGTAATCCTTCAAGTAATTAAGCATACGCTCTTTGCTGGCGGATGTAGTGACCCAACCAATACTGTTGGACAATCCGCCTAGCGTATCGTTCTTGCGCCAGATGTAATTCTGCATATGCCCTAGCACGTTCATCAAGCTAGTGCCGTCCTTGCCGCCCATGGCAACCGCCTGGCGCTTTAGGTTCCGCAACTCATTGATGACCGCCTGGCCGGGACCATTCACTTCCAGATTGAGGATGCTGTTCTTGTACGCGCCACCCAAATGGCTAATCACCCACGCAAACTGGTAGGTGTTCAACTCGCTGGTGGCAAACTCCGCAACTTGCTCCAAACCGTCCGCATAACAGCGAAACACCTGAATACAGAAGCGGTCAGCCCAATCGCTGCTGCCATAAGCAGGATCGGCACCAATAACATAATAGCCATTGTCAACGGGTTCCTCCCAAATGCTCAGCGTTGCAAGCCGCTCCTGAGATTTCATCACCTCAGTGTCCTGGAACAACTGCCCCATCACATAGCGATAGTAATCCGGCTTTGTGGCCTTCGCAGCCTTGGCCGCGTCCGTGCAACGCGATGTGCTGAAGAACGAAGTGCCAGACATGATGAACGCATAGTCTTCCGTGGGCGGAAACTCTTGGTACATCAGCGCATCGTCCTTGATGCCCTCAGCCAGCTTCCACCGCCACCATGCCATCTGCCGGCTGTTGATCTCAAATTGGTACAGCTTCTTGATGTCCCTGACCCACTCCTTCTCTTCAGGGGTCAGTCGTCCATCCCAATATGTTTTATATACCGCCGTTTCCGGGTCTGCGGTGTAAAACTCGTTTCGCCACCAACCGCAAAAGATGGCCCTTTGCGTGCGAGCCTTTTTGGCCGTGACATACATATCATGGAACAGGTTGAAGCCCCGCGCAGTGCTCTCAAACATGTACAGCCTGTCCGGGTTGGTCTCAGCCAACGAAGCAAGCAACGA